TCGCAGACGCTCTCATCGCACAGCTCGACAAGGAGGCCACGCCATGAGCGAAGATATTTTGGAGCAACTGCGCGTCGAAGCCGGCGCCGAAATCGAGCGGCTGCGCGCCCGCGTGGAGGTGCTGGAGAGGGTACGGGAGGCGGCAGAGGATGTGGCCTATGGATATGACCCGGATCGCGACATGGGCGCGATTGAAGCCTCAGTGCGGGCGCTGATCAAGACGCTGGAGGCCAAGCCATGAGCGAGCCATCGACATGCGTCGGCTGCATTTATGCAGAGTGGGATCGCACATCAAACGGGAAGTTGCATCCGAGCGGCGATGGAAATTGCTTGTACCTCAAGAACAACCCGATGGATCTGCGAATACCCGCCGCGTTCTACTGGACGATAGGGAGGCCTTCTCCGGCGGGCGGATGGATCAATCGCAGAGATGGTGTGGACAAGAAGGGCTGCGCGTTCAAGTCGGAAGAGGCCAAACCATGACCCACCGCCCCGCCCCGCCTGTCATCCGCTGGTGGCTCAAGGCCACCGGCTACGCGGCGATCACGATGCCCTGGCGCGTGGCCTACTACCTGAGCTGGCCACCGGACCACGGGCTCGTCGCGCATGAGGAGGTCCACCTGGAGCAGATCGAGCGTTACGGCGCGTGGGGCTTCGCGGCGCGGTATGTGTGGTGGCTAGCGCGGTATGGATACTGGCGGCACCCAATGGAGATCGAGGCGCGGGAGAGGAGTGGGTATTCGTGAGGTACGGATCAGTGTGCAGCGGCATCGAGGCCGCGAGCGTGGCGTGGCATGGGCTGGGATGGCGCGCGGCGTTCACCAGCGAGATCGACCCGTTCCCGCGCGCGGTCCTTGCCCATCACTATCCGACCGTGCCGTGTCACGGCGACTTTACGACCATCAGAGGAGACGAATATGGCCCAATTGACCTTCTTGTCGGAGGAACCCCCTGCCAATCGTTCAGCGTCGCCGGGCTCCGAGCGGGACTGGCAGACGACCGTGGAAACTTGGCCCTCGAGTTTCTTCGCCTTGCTCAACGAACACGCCCCCGATGGCTGGTGTGGGAGAACGTTCCCGGCGTCTTGTCGTCGGGAGGCGGACGGGACTTTGGTTCCATACTCGGGGGATTGGTCGAACTCGGGTATGGGTTCGCCTATCGAGTTCTGGACGCTCAGTATTTCGGAGTGGCCCAGCGACGCCGTCGTGTGTTCGTTGCCGGACACCTTGGAGACTGGCGTCGTGCCGCAGCGGTTCTTTTTGAGCGCGCGAGCATGTGCTGGCATCCTGCGCCGCGCCGAGCGTCGCGGGAAAGAACTGCCGGCGCCGCTGCGGCGCGCACTCGAGGCGGTGGCGGCCTCGGCACCGACGCAGAGCTAGATGGCGCGCTGATCCCGGCCCTCTGCCCTACGCTCCGCGCTGGAGGCAACAGCACAGGTGGAGACCGACCGCCAGGAACAGACGTCGACACCGCCGACAGCCTGATCGTCGCCCACGCCCTGCGCGGCGAGGGCTTCGACGCCTCGGAAGACGGCACGGGGCGCGGAACGCCGCTGGTGCCGGTAGTCGCCCACACCTTCCAGACGCAATGCGGCCATGCTACAGAAGATGGGACCGGGCGAGGGTCGCCGCTGGTGCCGGTCGCCCACGCCTTCGACGCGCGCCAGTCCGCCGTCCCTCAACCGATATCTTGCATGAGAGTCCGCCGCCTCACCCCGCGCGAGTGCGAGCGCCTTCAAGGCTTCCCCGACCACTACACCGCGATCCCTTGGCGCAACAGGCCCGCGAGCGAGTGCCCCGATGGGCCGAGGTACAAGGCGCTCGGCAACAGCATGGCCGTGCCGGTGATGCGGTGGATCGGCGAGCGGATCGCCGCCGTCGATCAGGCCGGATAACTCGCCCACGGCAGCTGAAAATGCGGCCCGTCGAAAAGCGAGCGCCAATCCCCGCCCCACTCGACAGGCACACCTTCTAACGCCGCCGCCGCCTTCATCTCGACAGCAAGCGCGCGATACGCGGGCGCATCCCACCGCGCCTTTCCCTCGTCGTCCAGCACCGCGAGATCAACGGCATGGCCGGTGAGGTGGCGCGAACGCATTGTCTGAGAGCGGCCTTCGCGCGCTAGCTGCGCCTGGCGCTCCATCGTTCTGAGGCCCTCGGTGACGATGAAGCGCACCCTGCCAAGCGCCGCGCGCTCGACCACGCGGACGAGGTCAGGATGAACGCCCTCTAGACGCTTTCGGTCGCGCGGCGTCAGGCTCATTTCTTCAACGCCGCGACGATCTGCGGCGCGATCTTCTCGGCAGAGCGACCGATGACGTAGCCGCCGAGGCCAAGCTGGACGATGTCCCAGAGCTTCAGCACCTCGGCCTCCGAGATGCCCGGTGCCGAGTATCCGAGCCACCGCGCGACGATCAAGCCACCGAACGTCAACATCAGGATCGGACGCCAGCAAGCGGCGAGGAAGTGCTCGCTCTTGGCCTCGGCCAGAACGATCTCGCCCGCCGCGCGCTCGAGTTCGGCGCTGGACGCGAGCAGCTGCTTCGCGATCTCGGCCTCGGCCTGGGCGCGGGCGGATGCGTCGGGGATGAGGTTGCCGAGGGCTTTCCCGAGGATCGGGACGAGCGCGGGGAGAAGGGCTGCGATCATGAAGCGGTCCTTTCAAAGAGGCCAGCGCGCTCAACGGCGGCGGCGATACGAGCACGCGCGATCTCGACATACTCGGCCTCGCGCTCAATGCCGATGAAACGGAAGCCCTCCAGCGCCGCCGCCTTGCCGGTCGAGCCGCTGCCCGCGAACGGGTCGAGGACGATGCCGCCGGGCGGCGTGACGAGGCGGCAGAGGTACTGCATCAGGGCGGTGGGCTTGACGGTGGGGTGGTGGTTGCGATTCCTCGCCGGGGCGTTTGGGTCAATGCCTTCACCAAGGCCGGCTCCATATCGGTGAACGTCTTTGACGATCAGCCCCTCACACCCTTCATCCCGATCCGCCTTGCTCGCCTTGGCGCAGTAGAAGAAGCGGGCGGCGTCGTTGAGCAGCCCCACCACCTCCTCGCTGCCGTCGTGGATCAGGTTGGCGGGCCAGCGGCCTAACATTTCTCCCGGTCTCTGTTCTTCATAGCGCGATAAATCATGTTTGTGCGCTTCTGACCGGTACATGCTTGCGCTCATATTGGGTGCCCCGCCAGCTCTTCTCCTAACGCTCGGTGATGGCTCGCCGCCGATTCTGCACCCATCCACATTCAACGCCCCCGTGCCATGCTCCAGCACGTTCGCTGCCACGGTGCCGACGAGCGGCTTGCGGGCGACCGTGACGGGCTCCAGGGCGGGCTTGAGCGCGGTGCCCCAGCCTTGCCACTGGCGGGCGGCGTCTGTGGCGGGGGCGTACAGCATCGGAACTTCAGGGTTGATTTCGTAGCTTGTGCCAGCGCCAACGATCCCGCCGCCATGTCGCGTGCTCTTGCCGACAACCTCTGTCCGCTCCGCACCCGCAGCTTTGTCAATCGCCTTGCTCACATCCAGCGACTTCGGAAACCCCGAGCCATATACCCAGGCAATCATGTCGCGGATCTCGAAGCCCGCATCCTCGATTCGCACGGCCATGCGGTGCTGCGTTCGCGTGCCAGCAAAGGCCAGCAGATGCCCGCCGGGCTTCAGAATACGCAGACACTCGGCCCAGATATCAACGCTCGGCACGTCGTAGTCCCACCGCTTGCCCATGAACGCCAGCCCATAGGGTGGATCGGTCACGACCGCGTCAACGCTCGCGTCCGGCATCTCGCGCATGATGGCGAGGCAGTCGCCGTGTCGCAGATCAATCGTCACCGTGCACCTTCTCGATTAGGAACGCATATCGATGATGATGCGTCGCACGTTGCGCGGCGACGCGCCATCCATCAGGTATCGGTTCGCCTACGCGCAGCCACGCGACGACGGCGACCGTCGGCGCGATACGCCGCCGGGTCGATGCAGAAGCCGAGCGGCCCGCGCTGCGGCTCAAACGGCTTTCCTGGCGGATCGGAGGATCGTAGCTCATGGATGCTACCCTGCATCATCTCGCCCGTGTGCGCGGCGGCTTCCTGCCAGTCGGGATCGTCGTATCCGGCTTTGCGTCGTCGTGGCATTCTGCCGCCTCCCACCGCGCGCGCTTCCATTCCATGATCTCGACAGCTTCGGCTAGATCGGCGTAGCAATGCAGCGCCGCCGGTCCCTCGCGTGTCGGATCGACCACAATGCCAATCGTCGCGCCATGCTTCTGCGAGCCGAACTGGTGCTGGTCGGCGTAGCTGTCGAGGAACTTGTAGCCGCGCGCTCGCGCAAGCCAGAACGGACGCGATGACTTGTTCGCGTCTTCGCCGTTGAATAGTTCCCAATGGTGCTGATGGCCCGCGACGTAGACGTCAGCATCTCCGCCGCTGAACTTGGCCGCGCGCATCGGGCCATGCAGCGGATTGTAGATCGACGTCCCCTTGAAGTCATGCGCCGCCCAGAAGCGGACGGCGTGGCCCGCTGGCGTCGCGACCTCGAACTGCGCGGACCAGTCCTCAAGCATGGCTCCACCGCGCGACATCCAGTCGAGCGGGTCGCCCGTGCCGTGGCTGGATGACCAGAGATCATGATTGCCCTTCACGATCACCAGCCACGGCACCGTCGAGAAGAACCACTGCGCGAGCTTCCAGCCCTGTGTGCGCGTCACCTCTTGCTCGGCGTAGAGGCGCTGCAAGCGGCCCGCCCAATTGTTCACGACGTCGCCAAGGCATACGCCATGGACATGCGCGCGGCGCATCAGCTTGTGGTGCTGGCGCAGCAGCGCCCAGTTGGTGCCGGGGTCATCGAGATGCGGATCGCCTACCACCGCGAGGCAATACGGACCGTCGTCGTGCAGCGTGAAGCGTGCCCAGGTCTTCGCGGCCTTGTGCTCGGCTCGGCGCTTGTAGTTGCGCTCAAGCTTCTCGATCAGCTCTTCGACCGGGACATCTGCGTCTGGGATCGACGGCGGATCAAAGCGCGGCTTCGGCGACGCATCGCTGGCGATCCGGTCGTCCGGCGACAGAGACCAGTCGATCTTCCGACCTGCTACGGCCTCAATCTTTTCCACCGACGCCCTGTCCACGCTCTGCCGCAGACCGAGCCGATCCCACGCGATACGCGCGGCGGACCGAGTCCCTGGCCTCGACATCACGCCCATTGGGGTTCCGCCCTCGCGCAGCGCTTGCTCGATAGCGTCGATGCGGCGATGCGCCTCGGCTCGCGAGATCGGCGGTGTTGGCATCAGCGCAGCGGCAAAAAGGGAATGAGTTTGACCAGGAGCGCCGTCACTGCGCCGGATGCCGCGCCGACCGCTACCAGCACCCGCCAGCCGCCGCCCGCTGCGTCGAGCGCGCTTCGCACGGCCTTGAGGTCTGCGGCCATCGCCTCGACAGATTTGTTGAGCGCGGCGACCTCGGCTTCGAGGCGTCCGAAATCGCGCGGGTCGATGTGATCGCTCATGCTGCGATCTCGGTGACGGTGAGCGAGGAGGCACAGACTCCGCCGAAGATCCGCGCCGCTGTCGCGGCGTCGCCGTTGAAGTAGATCGTCGCAGTTCCGGTGGGTCCGCACCGCATCTTGAACGTCGTGGCGCTGGTGGTCCCTGCGGTCATGCGGTGGCGCAACGTCACGGTGACATGGCGGTTCTTCGCGTTCGATGACGTCTCAGCGCCCGCCGCGAGTGCATTCGCAGTGGAGTCCTGGAACAACGCACCGACGACAGTGATGCCGTTGTTGTTGATCCCGAATGTCAGACTGGCCTCGATCAGCAGCAGATTGCTGCTGTTGGCCGGCGTGATCGTCGCCGTCAGGAACTCGGTCCCCTCGGTGTTCTGCGGAATCGTGTCGTCCATTGGGATTGTCGTCGTCCCGGTCGAGTAGGCCGAGGATGTTGCGATGACCTGCTGTAGCAGCTTGCCCGTCGTCACCGTCGCGCGCTTGAGCTTGTTTGAGTCGCTCGCGTCAAGGATGAGGATCTGATCGCTGGTCGAGTAGGTCACCGACGCCGGGCTGATGTTCGTCAGCTTCGCGGGCGTCAGCGCGCGCGTGTCATCGGTGCCGTTGTTGGCCTCGGTCTGCGTCGCGATCTCGATGCGACCGGCGGCGCTTTCGGTGGCGTCCTCGACGCCGAGGTTGGTGCGTGCCGCTGCGGCTGTCGCTGCGCCCGTGCCGCCGTTCGCCACCGAGAGCGGGATCGCGGCGGGACCGCTGGTGATGGTCGAGAGGTTGAGGTGGGTCAACAGATCGTTGAACTTGTCCACCAGGTCCGCGAGATCGGGACGCGCCAGTTTCGGGTCGTCCGTCGCGCTGTCCAAGTTCGCCTTGGATGCGTTCGTCGGGAGCGTCATGCCTGTGGTCCTCTTAGCTCTACATCGATTGTAGCATTGGCGAGTGTACCAGAGGAATTGTATACTTTGAACTCGGCCGCTGGCTCACTGTTCACCGTCTGCGTTTTCGAGATCAGTTCCCACGACCAGCCCGCGCCGACGTTCTGAAGCGCCAGGATACGGGCGGTCGAAATCGCCGCCAGCTGGCCGCGCGCGCCGATCTTGAAGTGCCCCGCCGCGACCGAAGAGAACCACGACGCCGTCTCGGTCGCCGTGTTCACGTCCTCGTAGGTGTCGGTATAGCTGCTGGACGAGATGATCGTGGTCAGGCCCGAAAGGACCGGCGTCGTGTCCGCGACGCTCGCGCGGATCTGCACATACCGCTTGCCCTCGACCAGCGCCAGCGCGACCCAGGAGCCGGTGACGGTGCCATCGGCTTGAGTGCCCGTTTTCATCTCCAGCGTCACCGTGCCGTTGGCGATAGCAGTGACGAGCGGTGTGAAATTGACATCCGCCCCGAGATCGAGGACCGGCGTCTCGTAGCGGATCGGGCTGTTGTTGTTGAGGATGTTGTCCCAGGTCGCGGGCAGCGAGGACCAGGCGCTCGGGAGGTTCGACCAATTCTGGCTGCTGGTCGCGTGGAGCGCGTTATCGCGGTCGAGGAAGCATGACGTCTTTGTTCCAGGCCATGCCAGCGACTGCTCGATCCGCTGTAGCAGCACATCGCGCAATGGCGGATCGCCGAGCACGGCGGACGCGATGAAGCGCGCGTCGGTGCTTTCGTTGCCCGAGCTATCCACGGTCTTGATGGCAAACCAATATGTTCCGCTGGCGAGGTCGGCGGTTTCATACGGAGACGAGATCAACAACCCTTCGTGCAGCGCCGTCATGCTCGACCAGTCGGTCGTGCTGCTGGTTTTGTAGCGGATGCGGTAGCCGCCGCCGCTGCGAACATCCGCCGGAAGGCTCGCCAGCGACCATGTGAAACGGCGCGTGCCGTCCGCAATACGCGCGACCTGGAACGTGTCGGGGCGAGGTGGCGGCGCGCTCTTGCCTTCGACGACATGGCCCGTCACCGTCACCCAGCCCGACACCACTCCGAGGCCAGAGATCGAGCGCACGCGCACATCGTAGGCTGTGCTGTCCTCAACTGGCGCGACGTAGCCGACGGTGACCGACGCCGAGGACAGGACGCTATCCCAGTCGGCCTCGGCGCTCTTCTTCCACGCGAGTTCGTAGTTCGCCACGCGCGCATCGCTCGGCGCGGTCCATGTGGCCTTGATGCGGCTGATGACCGATCCCTCGGCCAGCTGGAGGATCTCGGCGTCACCGCTCGCGAGGACGAGCGACGTCGGCGCGCTGACCGAAAACGGGTTCGGCAGATCGGTATCCGGCGCGGGATCGACCTCTTCTTCGTCGGTGCCAGCGGTCCAGTCATACACGGTCGATGCGGTCTCGCGCAGATCGAGATCGACGCCGAGGCTACCGTCGCCATCGGTCACGAAGCGGAGGCCCGTGACCTCAAATGGCTTCGCCGTCCAGCCCATGCGCGTGTTCGTCAGGCCGACGACGTCGCCAGGCACCAGCCGATACGCGGTGAGCTTTGCCGCCAGCTGCACCGAGATCTGCTGCCGCGCCTTGCGTAGCTCGATGCGCGCGATACGCTGCGCGGTGGCCGCGCTGGTCGTGAACGGGAGATCGATGTCGCGCCAGAGCTTCTCGCCGCCGTCGTCGGAGACAGCGGTCGAACTCGAGACCGGTGGGAAGTCGCTCGCCTGCCACTTGTTGTCAGGCGAGACGAACGTCCCCTTGACCCCGTTGGCGAGATCGCGGCGGCTCAAGCGCGACGACACGCGGATTGGCCCGCGCAGATCGGCCTCGGTCAGCGTGATGGTCGGCGCGGTGTACGCGCCAGCGAATATGGACCATGTCCCGCCGACAAGCGACGCGCGGCCCGCCATCGCGCCTGTCATCGATGCGATGATGTCACGCGGCCTCTGAGACGTGTCGAAGGTGCCATTCATGGTGTATCTGTCTTCGGTGCCTCCCGCCGCCAGCGTGACGTTCTCGTCGCAGATGTTCGCGGCGGCGATCAGGTCGGCTTCATCGATGCGCGCGGCATAGTCCACACCGAGGCCGCGTATCGGATCGGTCAGGTAGTCGGCCAGGCAGAGCGCCGCGTTGGCGCTCCAAACGGTCGTGGATGTGCGAGGGTCGTAGACCTTCTTGCCCTTCCGCACCGCCGTGATATTCGGGATGCCGCTCG